AGGGCGTTCTGAATCTCGGTGTGGTCGTTTGTTCCATCGACCTCGTAGTCGGCGCCCGATCCCGTTGGTCCAACGGTCTTGAACGGCATATAGGTTGAGCCGCCACTGCTGGCGAATTCACCGGTGGCGATCAGATCGGTAGCGAGCTGAGCCATTGTCCGATTTGTCAGCTCTCCAGACTTTCGCTGAACAACATCGTTGTTTGCGAAAGTGGCGGTCGCAATCTCGGTGAGGTTTGAATCCAGAGGTTGAAGAAGGTCGGTTCGAGTCTTCAGTCCGCTGGGAGTGACAGCTCGGTTGACGTCCGTACCCTCGGCAACTTCGTCATTCGTCGCCAACTCAAGAATACCCTTGACGGTGGTCGAAGCATCCGGAGTCTCACCAGCGACAGCACCGGCGTCCTCTGTATCTCCAGAGCCCTTGGTGACGATCAGGTGTCCAGAACCATCAACTTCCAGACTCACAACCGAATTGTCCTCGATCTCCTGGACCTTGGCGGCTGTGGCGACAATAACTTCTGCCATTTGATTCCTCCTTAGTCCTCGTCAGAAGAGATTTCGGCTGTATCGGGTCCGAGAATAACCACCGTGTCGTTCTCGATGCGGAACGTACCGTCTCCGAGATTTTCGACGGCAGAAAGCGGGCCGGCAATGGTATAAGTTCCGTCGCCGTTCTCCGTGACCGTGAAGTCGAAGGGATGAAGGAAGATATCGATGATCTCTTGGGGTGTAATCAGACGCGGAGCATAATCAGCGTCACCATAGAGAACGTTCTCGATAGCTTCCAGACCCGCGGGGTCCACCGTAGTCGAATCGATGGCAATATGAGCAGAATTTCGGACGCCGGGAAGCTTCATCGGCTTTGTGGTGAGGCTCCACGATAGCGCGACAGGATCTGCAGTAGACCCCAGAGTCCGGTAATTCCGCTGAGTCGGCTCTGCCCGAGCGTTGTACACGATATGGAGAGTGTATCCGAAGTCGGAACCGCCGGTATCGTTACCGAGTTGAGTCCTGTAGCAGAGTCCAAACGTCTTCCGGCGCTGCTGAGTTACACGAATACCCGGGGCCGCAAACTGAGCAGATCCGTCACAGACGTCGAACTGTGAAGGGCTAAAGTAAGCATTGAGCGTCGCCTCGAATTCTTCAGGCTTGCCCAAAACTAAGTACTTTTCACCATCCATGTAGTAAGGAACAGCATCTCCACCAGACGGAGATTCGTCTATCGAGATGAGGCCGTTCCAAGGGACTCCAGCACCGTCGACATACAGCACTCCACGGTCAACGCCAGTCTCGTACCTTCTCTTCCCGACCTCATCCCAGATGATTCTGGTCATTCCAGCCTCTCATCCGGTCGTCTTCATCTCGGCACGGCGCTTGGCGTTGAGTTCTCGCTGCCTTTGAGCGATCTCAGCTTTAGACATCTTTTTAGCTGGAGTGTTCTTGTGTTGGCAGATTCGAATCAGCGTAAGTAGCCGACTCAAATGCCAAGTCTCATAACTAGACGGGATGTTGAACGCAATCATCCAGTAGTAGATGAGCTCGGAAGTAATGATCTCACCACTGGCTTTGCCGCCGGCGGTTTCAGAAAACCACGTGGCGGTCTTCTTAGCAGTGATGTGAGCTTGAATGTCTGCAAAGTTCTCGGCAGACAATTTGGAGAAAACCTCCGGAGGAATTTCTTCATCTAGACACATCGCTTTGATGTAAGCAACGGTCTCGTCGGAGGTCTTCTCTTTGTTGTTCAGGAAGGGTCTCTCGAAAGATTCCTCCCATTTTGACAGTGAGACCAGAGAATGCTGGAGTCGAAGTCGAAAAGGCGGCTCGCTGAAGACAAACTCGCTTTTCTCTTCGTCAAACAGCTCTTCGCCCATCTGAACTTCAACAACAAGCATTCTCTGGCCTCCTTTCTGTCTCGATTACGAGAACGTGACCTTCCAGTAACGGTCCTCGCCGGCCGGAATGCGGTATCCAGCCAGAGCGTACGCTCGAACGTACCTGTCCGAGGAGATAACGATCGGACCCGGAGCGAACACCTCGTTGGTGGCGTCGTTGCGGTACTCGATGCCGGTCACGGACGGGATGGTCATTGTGTCAGTCGCAGCGTTGTACGACGGAGCCGTCGGCGTGGCGTTGGTGATGGTGCCCGAGAACATTGCAATCACCGCGGCCGGCGAAGGAAGCTCCGGGTCAGCGCCAGGAGCACCGTACAGAATCTCTACGAGATCGGCGAGCGCATCGGCGTCTACCTTGGTCGAGTCCACCACCAACGTTGCCGTCGGCTTGTAGGTGATTCCGCCGATCGTCCCCACCGGAACCGGGGTGGCCGAGAGCTCCCAGCTGAACGTGATCGCCTCAGGCGAGTCGTTCACGGTGTTGTAAGCACGCTCGGACGGCGACGCCAGAAGACCCCAGACCAGGTGGATCTTGTAACCGAGGTCCGGGTTCAGCGCGTTGCCAACCTTAGTGCGGTACGACAGACCGAAGCCCTTACGCGTCTGCTGACCGATGACGATGCCCGGTTCGGGCGACGCCATACCGTCGCACTCCTCGAACTCCTCCGGGTACGTAAACGCTTCCAGCGTAGCCTTGAACTCCTCGGCCGACTGCAGGTTCAGGTACTCGATGTTGTCCGCGTACTGCTTGTTCGATTCGGCGCCTTCGGGGGCCTCAGAAACGGAAACGAGTCCGTTCCAGGCAAACCCGGTGATGTATTCGCCGACGTTGTTGGCCTTGTAGAGGACGCCGTGATCGACACCGGTCTCGTACCGACGATTCGCGGCCTCATCCCAGGTGAGGGCGGTCATGTTCTCTCCTTCAGAAATACAGCGTGAACGCGTCGTGATGTAGACCATTCGCCGTGTAGTGTCTGTTCGACACACACAACGGCAAAGCAGCGACCTTGGGAATTAGAACGCTATCTGCTTCCCTGTCGATCACGGTCACTTGGTACCGCTGTAGATGGCGGTACGGATTGTTGTCAGCGAATATCGTGCTCAGGCGGTCACGCTCATACACGATGCACGGATAAACCATTTGAACACTCGCTGGAGGCTGGAAATATACCTTCTGACCAACCCCCGCTAAAGCCTCAAGAATGGCTTGAAGCTCAAGGCGTCGGCCGAGGGCCATTGTAAGGTTCTCCCAACCTGAGAAGGAGGCGGGGGCGCTGCACAGTAACGTTAGTTACTGTCCACAAAGCCCCCGCCCACTCCACATAGCGAATGGCGTGAAAATGCTTCATCGCATGATCGTCAGCGACGATGCTGATGGAGTTGCTGACGAGAATATTACTATTGACACTCTCGCCCTCAGAGAGACGACGGGAGTTCTGGACGACGTCGCCGTAGTAGTTAAACTCGGTGATGACGTCGTCCCAAACCCCGTCGCTCTTCTCCACGGACTCGCCGTAACCGACTTTGCCGTAGAAGCGCGCCATCGCTATGAACTACTATCAGGCGCTGTCGCGCTTGTAGGTCCACGGACCGTCGACAACGGAGTCCGCGAAGTAGTAGTTCGTGTCCGGGACAGCCTTGACCTTGATGGTCGCGCCGGCCGCGATCGCCGACTGGTTGCCAGAAGACAGCGTGACGTCCGTGGTGGCGTTCTTGTACACCACACCGGTCTTCGCCGGAATGGTCACCACACCGGTCGACTTGTTGAAGGTCGGCTCATCCGGCGTCACCAGCACGTTGGCGGTGGCGGTCTTGCGGACCACGACAGCCGACTTGATCTTCACGAGCGCACCCGATAGGCGCGTTTCGATCAGGTACTTGTGCTGGTTGTAGTCGATGTCGAAGTCGTCGAACATTGACAGCTGGCCGCCGGCGTCGGTACCCAGGTTGTAGTCACCCAGGTTGACGATGATGGCGACGATGTCCGGGGTGTCGTTCATCACGTCGACCGTGATGATGTTGCGAACACCCAGGGCCTGCGCGACCTCGGCCTTGCTGTTGTAGATCCGGCGGCCCGTCGTGTCCCGCAGCTTGTAGAACAGGTTCAGGGTC